GGGCGGTGGGCAAGGTGGACCTCCGAACGATCCAGCCCAACCTCCGGCCCCCGATCTGGACGGCGCGGCGCAATGCGGAGGCGCTGGTGCGGACCTCCACCATCACGGTCAACTCCGCTGCCCACGAAGCGGCCTATGCAGCCAATGCGGACATCATGGACGGGGTTGCCTGGGCCGCAACTCTCGACGCCCGGACCTGTCCGCGCTGCGGTGGGTTGGACGGCATGGTCTGGAAGTGGGGTGAAGACCATCCAACGCCTTCATTACATTGGGGTTGCCGATGTATGCTGCTGCCAAAAACCAAATCGTTTGAGCAGTTAGCCCGCGAGGCCCACGGCAATTCCACCCTGGCCAAGGAATTGGACAGCATGGACGAATCCACCCGCGCAAGCATGGGCGGCCAGGTGTCGGGAAATCTCACCTACCCGGAATGGTTTGACGCCCAGAGCGAGGCGCGGCAGCTCGACATCCTGGGGCCCAAGAAGCTCGCCCTTTACCAGAAGGGTGGCCTGGACTTCGTGCAAATGCTGGATCAGCGCGGCAACGTCCTGACCTTGAAACAACTTGAGGAGATCGTAGGGTGAGAATCGGCTTTGTAGGGCAGATGCGGAGCGGCAAGGATACCTGCGCGGAATACCTCGTGCAGAAGCACGGCGGGACCATCCTGAAGTTCGCCGATCCCATGTATGCCATCCATGATTTTGCGGTCAACCTGCTGGGCCTGGAGGGTAAGCAGCGCCGCCTCCTGCAATTGATCGGGACCGAATGGGGCCGGGAGACCCTGGGAGAGTCCTTCTGGATTGACCAGTTCCAGCGGACCCTTGAGCAGACTCCGGGCAACGTCTTCGTGACCGATTGCCGCTTCCCAAACGAGGCCGAACGCCTAAAGGCACTGGGATTCACGCTGATCGGCGTGACCCGCCCCGAAGACCAACGCATTGCCGCTGGGGCATCGTCCCAGAACCACGCATCCGAGATCCACATCCCGGATATCCCGGTGGATGGGGTGGTCAAAAATGGCCAGTCCCTCGCCCACCTCTACGCGTCCTTGGACGCCCTTCTTGCGGAGGCCCCATGCGAGCCTACCTAGCCGCTGCCTACTCACGACGTGAACGAATCCAGAAAGTCGCCGCCTACCTGGAATCCAAGGGGGTCGAGATCGTCTCCACCTGGCTTCAGGAGACCTACTCGCCCACCATCGATATCCGCACCCTCCCAGGTGGCATCAATCAGGCCCTTGCCGAGAAGGACATTGAGGAAATCCGCTCCTGCGATGTGCTGATCTTCTTTGCCGAGGAACAGGACGCGCAGCCTCCTCGCGGTGGCCGGCACGTTGAATTCGGAGTGGCCCTGGGCCTGGGGAAGCGGGTCGTCGTGGTCGGGGATCACGAGAACATCTTCCATCACCTCCCCATGGTTGAGGTAGTCGCCTCCATTACCGATCTCAAGGTGTCCTGATGGCAGACAAGAAGCGACCCGATTGGATGACCTACAAGCAATGGAAGCACCATTGGCAGAGGTGCAAGCGTGCCCGGGACAGGGGCGAGCCGGAGCCGTCCATAGATGAGCCCTTCCAAACTCATGGGGGCAACCGGCGCAAGCCTGTCCAAGAAAATTCGGCGTTCCAGTATCATGAACAGCGTCCGAAATCGGACAAGCCCTTGGGGCAGCGCACCGCAGAGCAGGACTCGAAAAACCCCAAGGGTGAACGGTCCCTCATGGCCGAGCGGGAACGGAAATACGACCCCATGGCCACGACAGAGGGCATGATCCAGGACTTGCGCCGGGTGCAGGAGGACTTCCCTACCCGTCATATCACCCGCACCCTCTACCGCAACGAGGGCCAGTTCAGCGAGCGCACCTGGACGGCGCGGTTTGGGACGTTCCACGAATTCAGGCGGGAAGCGGGCCTTGAGCATCACCGGGGAGCCCAGCGGATGGAGAAGGCGATTGCCACCCATTCAGCGCGGGACCGATACCGGGGATTCTACGAGATCGAAATCCTTCCCTGGGTTGGGAAATACGAGATCAGCCACACGCCTGGCATGAAGCGGATCCTGGTGGGCAGCGACTTCCACGATAAGGCGTCTGACCCCTTCCCGCTGTCCGTCTTCGTGGAAACGGCCCTGCGGGTGCAGCCTGACATCATCGTCCTGAATGGGGATGTGTTCGAGTTTGCCGAATTCTCCAGATTCGACAAAGACCCCCGTCAGATCAGCGTCAGGGGTGCCTTTGAATTCGTGCGCGATCACATCTTCCGGCCCCTGCGCAAGGCCTGTCCCAGGGCGCAAATCGACTTCATCATTGGCAATCACGACATCCGGGTTCTTCGCCACATGGCCGACCGGACGCCCTACATCGTTCCGCTCATGGACCTCATGGGGATCAGCCTGTCCAAGCTTTTTGGGCTGGAGGCGTTCCGAATCAACCTCGTGAATAAGGCCGATTTCAGCGCCTACCAGGTCAAGGAAAGCCGGGATGAGGTAGCCAAGAACTACAAGATCTACTTCAACACCCTCTTGATTGGCCACTGCCCCGGCAACTACGGCATCTGTTCCGTGGGCGGGCACACGCACAAGCCAGAATTCAAGGCCACCGTGAACGAGTTGAGCGGAGCCTACTTCCAACTCACCACCGGATGCATTGCCAAGATCGATTTCGATTACGTGGAAGGGCTCAACCGCTATTCCCAGTCCTTCGCCCTGTTCCACATTGACCCGATCCGCCGGGAGTGCATCCCGGAACACATCGTCTTCAGCCAAAACTATGCCGTGGTGGGCGGGATCGTCTACCAGCGGCCCGTGGAACAGGCGGGGTGAACCATGAAAACGACGCGGGTCCCCCTTTACGGATTCAAACTGCACCTCTCAACCGACATGGCCGAAGCCTCTGCCTTCATCAAGGCGCATTCGTCCCTGGAAGAGAACGACCTTGCCGACATCTCCGGCGTCTCCCATACCTTCCTGGACGCGAAGGGCACCCGTTACTGGATCCTGGGCATCTTTGACGGGCTGATCAACACCGCAGCCCATGAGGCCCTTCATACCGCATGGGCCATCCTGGATACCTGCCATGCCAAGGTGAGCCCTAGCAACCATGAGCCCATGGCCTACCTCATCGGCTGGCTCGTGGACGAAATCCTGTTCCTCTACCCCGACCTCAAGCCCACCCCGCCCGACAAACGCGAGGGTGCGCAGAGCCAAGCGGCCTATGCCCAAAGCAGGTTTTCCGGTCGCAGGGCCTAAGACCGGACAAGCGAAGGGCGAACCTCTGAATAGCCTCAAGACCCTCGAAGGACTCGACAGCGAATCCGCTGCCATGTTCAAACAGGCCTCCGATGGCATGTTTGAATTTGAACCCGAGGACGTGACCGGCCTCAAGTCCGCTCTAGAAAAGGAGCGCGAGGCCAACAAGAAGTTCGCGCCGCAGATCAAGGCGTGGGAAAAGCTCGGGAAGTCGCCGGAAGAGATTTCCGCCCTCCTGGAGCGGGAGAAGGACCTGGAGCGCAAGAAGGAGGAACTCGAACTCCAGGACGCGCTCAAGAAGGGCGAATACCAGAAGGTGCTCGACGGCGAGGCCAAGAAGCGGGAAGAGATGGTCTCCAAGTTCGGCGAAAAGGAATCGATGTGGGCGCAGCGCGAAAAGAAGCTGCTGGGCCAGATCGAGCGCGACCGGATCGAAACGGACGCGATCAAGAACTTCCTGGAAGTCGGCGCTGATCCCAAGCGCGTTCACCAACTCCTGAAGCTGACCCGTGAAAACTTCCGCCTCGAAGAGGGGGAAAACGGGTTCGACGTTCAGGTCATCGGCCAGGATGGCCGGACCCGCATTGCCGACTCCAAGGGCACCGCAATGGGACTCAAGGAATTCGCGGCAGAAGTGAAGAGCAAGGTCGATGAATACGGCGTGTTCTTCACTGGTGTGAATGCCTCGGGAGGGGGCGCACCCAACGGAAAACCCACCACCCCCGGGACCTTCACCCTCACTCGCGAACAGGCCAAAGACCCCCAGGCCTACCAGCAGGCGCGAGCGGCAGCGGAGAAGGCCGGAACCACCGTCACCATCACCGACTAAAGGACTCCCGCCATGGGCAACGCCCTGAACCTCTACGATCCCATTTTCTATGCCCAGGAAGGCCTCATCGCCCTCCATAAGGCCCTCGGCCTCGCCGGTCGCGTCCATCGCGGCTACGACAAGCGTCCTCAGTCCCAGGGCTCGACCATCTCCATCAACCAGCCCGGCGTGTTCACCGCCACCGATGTCAACACCTCGACCGGCGGCACGACTCAGGACGTGGCCCCCGGCAACGTCGATATCAAGCTGAACAACTGGAAGGAAGTGAAGTTCGCCCTGACCGACAAGGAACTCACCTTCACCGGCCAGAAGATCATCACGGACCACATCACCCCCGCTGCCTACGCCCTGGCCGATGTCATCGACCAGTCCGTGGCCGCGCTCTACAAGGACGTGCCCTGGGTCTCCACCCTCTCGTCCACGGTGGCCCCCGCCGACATCACCGCCGCCCGCAAGATCATGTTCGACAACAAGGTGCCCCTCCGGGACCCCCGCATGCTGCACATGATGTGGGACGGCAAGGCCGAAGCCGATCTGCTCGGTTCCAGCGCCTTCACCCAGAACCAGGGCTCCGGCCAGCAGGGTATCGATGCCCAGATCTCCGGTATCCTCGGCCCCCGCTACGGGTTCAACCACTTCGCCAACCAGAACGTTCCCGCCCACACCTCCGGCGGTGACGCCGATGTGGCAGGTGTCGCCAGCGCGGCCCTCATCGGCGCGAAGACCTTCAACATCACCTCTGTGGGTGCGACCGCCAGCCTGAAGGCGGGCGACACGTTCTCCATCGCTGGCCATACCCAGCGGTATGTGCTGACGGCTGACGCCCTGGCTTCCAGCGGCACCATCACCGGTGCGGCATTCGAGCCCGGCCTCCAGGTCGCCACCGCTGGGTCCGAAGTGGTGACATTCGATGTCGCCACCGCCTCCACCACGAAGAACCAGTGCCTCGCGTTTCACCATGACGCCTTTGCCCTGGCCATGGCTCCCCTGTCCGACATGGGGAACATGCTCGGCGCCAAGATCGAGACGGTCGTGGACGAAACCACCGGCCTCGCCCTCCGTGCCCGCATGTGGTATGAGGGCAACACCAGCACCGTCAAGGTCGCCCTCGACGCGCTTTGGGGCGTGAAGACCCTGAACCGCAACCTCGCGCTGCGCATGCGCCAGCCCTAGGCCTGACCAACCTGGGGAGCCTCTGGGTTCCCCAGGGTTTCCCTTCCCGGAGTCCCGATGCCCCAGACCATCCCCGTCAAGAGCGACAAGCACCC